AAGATCCGGCCTTGATGGCGCGGGCGGCTGCGAGACGTTGTTCGACAGGAAGTTCGGCGATGGTCTCGTCGTAGGACGAGGCGCCGGCGGCGGGCGGTGCAGCCGAGATGGCAGCGCCGGTTAGTTTCGAGACGAGGGCTTCGAGCGCGATGACCGCGTCGGCGGAGCGCGTCGACTGGCGAAGGGCATTGGCCGCGTCAGCGCCCACGGCGGCGACGAGGGACGAGTGAATGGCGCCGGTGCGCTTGACGTGCTCTGAGCCCAGCTTGGCCTGCTCGGCAACGACATGTGCCTGCTCAGCCTTGGCGGCCTCAACCTCCAGCTTGGTGAAGGCGGCCAGAAGCTTCTCGACGCCGGCCTGCGGGACGCCGCATTCGTGCAACACCGGGAGGACAGCCTGCGCCAGCGGGTCGGTCGGGTCGAACTGGACGGGCTTGCCGTCAAGGCCGACGATGTCCTCGCCCAGCTTGAGCTCGTACTTGTCAGCGGTTTCGGGCAGGCCTTCGCGGCGCGCCACGTCGGCGGCCTCAAGCTCAGCAAGGCGCGAGAAGGCCTCGGGCTTGATGGCGTTGGTGTCGGCGTCCCAGTAGGTTTCAGGCAGGGCGTCCGGGCGCTGAGGCGCGGCGGCTTCAGCCGGAGCGGCGGCCATCAGGCTCGCGTCGACGGCAGGAGACACCGGCACGCTCGTCGCGGCGGTGGTCTCGGTCGTCTCGGTCGTCTCGGTAGTGGCGGTTGTGTCCGTCATGGCCGGGACCGTGCGGTCGAGCGGTTCGAGCTTCAACGCACGGGCCTCATGATGCGGGCACGCCCTTGGCGATCAGCTTCTGGACCAGACGCCGCGCGCCCTCAGCGTCACGCAGGGCCGCCTCGCTGCATCCGAGAGGCGTTGCTGCACTCACCTCGTCCTGCAGCCAGGCGAGGATGCGCTGGCCGTCGACGCTCGCCAGCATGTGCCGGCGGATGACGGACTCGATGGTTTCCTCTTGCGAGGCGATCGACGCCGGCTGCGCACCAGAGGCGCGGAGCCGGTCAAACCTACGCGGCCCCGACATCGCCCATGCCTCCGCCTTGCGCCATCGCAGCCGCGGCCTGCTCGGCCATGATCTGCTCGTCGGACTTCATCACGATGTGCCGCTCCTTGGCCGTCGCGATCAGGTTCTCCATCGTGCCCTTGGCGTCGATCGGAACGCCGACCTGCAGGGCAGCGCCGATGCTGGCGCCGAACGACAGCACCTGACCGGTCAGGTTCATGTCCTCCAGATCCTTGGCCTTCGACAGCGGGCTGATCGGTCGGCAGTTGACGACCTTGCCGCCCTTCAGCTTGACCTCTGGCAGCACGCCGCGCTTGGCGAGAATCCACGCCACGCGCTCGATGATGGGCAGAACCCACTCGCGGACGCAGCGGTCGCGAGGCAGTTCCTTGCGGCGCGTGTTCCACGCCTTCTCGTCCATCCACTGACCGAGCGTCGGCGGGGTATCGCCGGGCTGCTCGGGGCGGTCCTGGTAGCAGGCGCGCTTGATACCCTTGCGCATCTCGTCGGCGGCGAAAAACGAGGCATCGAACCGCACGTCTGGCAGGAAGGCCTCGGGCGCCTTGGATTGCGGCGCGCGAGCGAAGCCCTTGCCGGGCTCCATGCCGCCGTCGAAATTGGCGAGGCCGTCTTCCTCGTAGGAGAACGCCGGGTCGATCGTGCGGCCCAGCCCCTTCAGGTTCAGGTACGCAAGCTCATCCAGCACGCGCGCGCGCGGCGTCGCCTTCTTGAACGGCCCCGGACCCCAAGCGGAATCGGCCTGCTGGCGGAACCGGCAGGTGATGATCGGGCACGAGCCGGCGCCCTCATAGGTGAACTTCACCCGCTCCTTGTCGTCGACGAAGATGCGGTAGTTCCAACGCTCGACGCCGGGGGTCGACCAGTCGCGGTCGCAGCCCTCGACGACGCTCTGCTTCTTGTCCTTGTTGCCGCCGCGGAACGGAGGGAAGTACATTCCCATCGACGCGCCCCAGAGCATGTTCTGCTCTGCCTGGGTCAGCTTCATCTCGCGCCACTTGCCGGTCACGGACCCATCGGGGCCACGCTCCATCAGCAGGTCGGGGATCTCGATCGGCTGGAAGTGCAGCGGGTTCAGCGGACCCATGTCCGACAGGGCGACGGCCATCGCCGACACGCCCCAGTACGCGAAGCACTCCTGCGCGGCGTCCCAGTAGTTTGACCGTTCCAGTTCCGCAAACACGGCGTCACCGATCGCGGCGAGCTGCGGCGCAATCTCGCGCTGCTGGCCCTCCGACAGGTCGTCCGCCGGCTCGAACATCACCCACCGCTCGTGGCGAGGCGTGAAGGTCGAGATCATGTCGGACGCAAAGTCCTCGGCGACGATCTCCAGCTCGTTGTCGAACTGGTCGTCCTGCTCCTCAATGCGAAGCGAGGTGTCGGATCGCTCGTTGCATCGACGATAGGTCGGCAGGGCGAGCCGAAGCGTCTCGTCAATCCATGTGGCGTGGCGCGCCTTGTCCTGCTTCGCCGCAGCGATACGGGCGAGGATCTGCTTGGGGGTCGTCATCAGTACAGGACCGCGAGGCTGCGATCGAAGCCGCTGCCGCGGGAAGACCCACCCGACCCGGTCGCTCCGCTGAAGACAGAGCCCATGCCGCCAGACACGCCGGCGCCCGGACTTGTCGGGCCGCCCGCGATCGGAACAGACCCCCCGCCGCCCAGCGAGCCGAATCGGCGGTTACGCCGGCCTGTTGCGCCCAGCAGCCAGGCTTGGGTCTCTTCCGTGCGTGCGTTCTCAGCCCGACGCTCCTCACGCTCGCGCGCGGCTTTCGTGGCCGGATCTTCTTCGGGAAGCGTGACCTTCGGAGTCCTCATGCCTGCCTGCTCTCGAACGCGGGTCGCGCACCTTGAGCAAGCAGATCGCGGTAGAAGGCCTCCGGTCTCAACGCACGGGACCGCGCGCCGACGAGATGGGCGACAGCCGGCGTGCACCAGAACCCGACGCGGAGCGCCGGATCGCCCGGCTCCTCGGTCGGCTCGAACTCGAGGATGCGGCGGTTGTCCGGCAGGGCCGCGACCCACGCGTCCATCTGGCTTGGCGTCATGACCCGGATCAGGGTCCGGCGCGTGGTCACATCGTACAGAATCCACGCCGCCTGATCGGCGCAGTAGCCGAACGCGGCGACATGGCGGAATCCATCGCGGCAAAGGCGGGACCACCAGTACTGCTGCCCGTCGTTGTAGAAGGCGACGAACCAGTTGGGCGGCATACCTGAGAGCGCATCGACCTCTGTCATCGACGCGCCCGGAACAGCGGAGCGCGCGCCCCGCGGTCAAACACCCGCGTTTGCACCTTGGTCTGGACGGCAGCGACGTTGCGGCCGGCGCCGAACAGCAGGTTGCCGCCCTCGCCCATGCCCAGCACCATGTACCCCAGAGCCTCGCACGGGTGGCTGTACTGGTTCTTGACGATGTCGCCCGACGTGAACTGGCCGGCGCTCGTGTTCGTGACCTTGAACTGGTAGCCGCCGCCCAGCCCCTGCTCGAGCATCCGGCACTTAGGGTCGATCAGGAACGCCTGGTAGCCGTCGACCTGACGCGTCAGGATGCTGTCAACGACCTCCTTGCGACCACCCTTGCCGACGAAGCGGTTGGCGCCAGGGGCACGCATGACCGGCATGCCGTTCTGGCGGAAGATGTCGAAGGCCGTCTTTTCCTCGGCCTGACCGCGGATGTCGCCGCCGGGGTCGCCGAAGAACTTGACCTTGTTCGGGTCGAGGCCGGGGAAGCGGCGCAGGATCTCGGCCTTGACGAACGGAGCGAACGTCACGGCGCCCACGTCCTCGGCATAGAGCTCAGCCAGCACGAAGATCCGGCCCCGCACGGTCTGGCCGAACACGGCGGCCGGCGTCAGGCCGAAGTCGAGGCCGCAGTACAGGTCGAGGTCGGGGCTGAACTTGAGCGAGTTGGAGGCAACGTGGCTGTTGCGCTCGTTCGCCGACCGGAACAGCGGGTGCACCGCCTTGCCCTTCATCTGGCTGGCGGCGATGTTCCGGCAGTTGGCGTCGATCCACTGGCGCGTGACGCCGTGGATCTTCTTCGGATAGTAGTCGGGCCGCAGCCAGCGCAGGTTCTCAGCGCCGGGATTGACGCAATACTCGACCTCGTCGCCGGGGTTCAGCGCCTCAAGGCCCGAGGCCTTCAAGCCCTCGTCCAGCACGAGCAGCGCCGGTGGTTGTACGAACAGGCACCAGTCCGGCGGACGGCGGTGGCGCTGCACGTCATCCGGCGTGAAGTGGTCCGGCACGGGCGCCTTGCCGAACATGATGGGCGCCCAGTGCAGGCTCTCCGGCGCGTTCATGTCGGCGATGCCGCCGGACCAGTTGCAGCCGCCATTCTTGACCGATGGATAGCGGCCGCAACGCGACAGCCCCTCGGTCACCAGCATCAGGTTGATGTACTGGAGCTCGTTGAAATAGATCCCGGTGAGCTGCAGCGAGCGCAGCTTCTTGACGTCGTCGTCCTTGTCCAGCGCGAGGAAGATGAACTCGGCTTCGATGTCGCCATAGCGCATGTGGTAGGTGAACGGCGGCGACCACGACATCTCGCCGAACCCGCCCTGTGCCTCGGACCCCTCCGGAAACAAGTTCACGAACGAGGGGATCGTCGTCGTCTTCAGTTCAGGGAAGGTCGAGCGGACGATCGCGAAGCGCGCGCGTCGGACGCCGTCTCGCTGCGCCGGTTGCTGGCTGGCGTGACGGAACAGGCGCATGATCGCCGCGTCCGTCTTTCCCGAGCCGATCGGCCCCTGAATGATGTCGAACTCACTGTCCGCGAGCAGGAACGCCGACAGGATCCGGCCGTCAGGCTCAAAGCGGATGGGCTCGCGGGGTGGTGTGGATGCTGCCTTGCGGGCCATGCGCGGAGAAGGCGCGGAGGCAGGGCCACCCTCAACGCACCGGCGCTACGATAGCCACGTCCGAAAGACGAGCTCAGACGTGCCCACCGCTCCCTTGCCGGCAGCGATGGTGGGGGTGACGACGTCAAACGACCCTCCAGGCGTGAGCCCTTCGATGATCTCGGTGCTCGCGTCGGCGAAGATCAAGCGCGCCTTGGTACAGGCAGCGGGCACCGTCTCGGTCATGGTCGGCAAGCCGCGGGTGGCTTCGGTTCCGGCCGTTCGGATGTAGGATGTCGGCGTTAGTCCCGCCTCAAACTGAGCACCCCAAATCAGGAACGAACTCGCAGGGGCGGCGCCCGAGGCTATGTAGATCAGAACGGCCAGCGCACCGCCGGCCGACGCCGGCTTCGGAAGAGCGATGCGGGTCCATGTGTCTGTCGGCGTGAAGTCGACCCCGACCCCGTCGACCAACAACGACTTCACGGACTGGGCTGTGCCATCAGATTTCACCCAGACGCTCAGCACCAGGTCGCCAGCGGGCGCAGCCGCGTAGGCGAATATCTGCGGGAAGGCCGCAACGCCAGATTCCCACTTCACGGCGGTTAGCGTTCCATCGGGAGCCTCGCCCGCGGCGGGCGTGATCGTCACCGACGATTTGGTCCACGCGGCATCGGCTAGGTTCTCGGATTGCGTCAGCAGGTTCGTTGCGGCAGGCTCAAGCAGTAGCCCGCGATCGGTCCGCTGAGGAACATTCGCCGCAAAGAACGAAATTCCTCCAGCTAGGGTCTTGCCGGTCGCCTGGCCGAGGCGGCCATAGGTCGACCCCGCCGGCATCCCAGCGCGAAAATCACTGCGCAGCGGGGTGCTGGACGGTGAAAAAACCCCGAGGGCCAACCCGATGTTCATTAGTAAAGCGCAACCATATTTGTCGCGGTCGTGCTCGTGGCGTTAACGCGCTGCGCGTTGACCGGAAGAATGGTGCCGGCAAGTGCGTTCTTGAAGGTGATGGCGACGTCGCCGGGCGTCACCACGACCACATCGCCACCGACACCAACATAGATTCCGCGACACACGGGAAAATAAGCCGTGTCAGAGGGGGTGATCGCGACAGCGTCGTCAGCCGGTCCGCTATCACCGGCAGCGTGAGGATTACGCGCAACGGCCATGTCTGTGCCTCCTGTTCTTGAGCACCACGCCGCACCCGGCCCCTGCCCTCAACGCACCGTCAGTGCACCCAGCCGTTCAGGTGCGCCTTCTCATGCCGCAGCAGCTTGCCGCAGTACGCGTCCTGATCGGGCGTGCAGTGCGGCATCACGATCACGCGCCGCGGCATGAAGGTGCAGGCCATGACGATATAGCGCGTCGGGGGCGGCTGGCCTCCGCAGGCAATGTGGACCTGATACGGCGTGCCGACGATCACGACGAACGGCGCGCCGGGGATGCGGTCGTATTCAGCCGGCGGCGCCTCGACCGCCTCGGGCGACGGGACGAACGTCCGGACTTCCTGCATGGAGGCGGAGGGGCCTGACATGGCGGTTATGAGCGTGACGACCGAAGCCGCGGCTATGGTTTTCAGCATGCGCCCCTCCTGTGCGGAGTGGGCGGTCTGAGCGGGTTGCGCTCAACGCACGGGGCTAGTCGTCCATTGCGGGGCAGCCCGCGAGAATCCACGCCTTGCCTTGGTCAATCAGCCAGTTCGTGTCGGATGCGCCGTGACTGGCGCCCGCATAGATGTCGCCGTTCTCGTCATAGCCAATGACGACCACATCGGTCAGCCCGGCCGCTCGTGCGCCCGCCAGCACGCGATTCACCGGCACGACCGCGCCATTGCCACAGCCGTCAACCAGCTTCAGGTGCACCACGTTCTCCATCACGCCGCCTCAAGCATCTCAGGCGTCACCGTGACCGAGCCGACCTGTCCCCAGACCGAGTGGTAGGTGTAGGCCGTAGCCTGGCGCTCCGACATCCAGCCTCCGCGGGCCGCGTAGGCGTCGCGGGCCGACAGGGTCGAGTGCTGGACGACCTTCATCCCCGAGTGCTCCTTGATTTCCTCGTGGTGACGGTGACCACAGTGGGCGAACCGCTTGGTCGTGGCGCCCCACTCGCGCGGGTACTGGGCCGCGAACAGCAGGGGCAGGCCCTCGTTCTTCTTGAGGTGGCCGTGGTGGAAGGCCAGCATCGTCGCGCCGTGGACGTGGACGTAGTAGGGCAGCTCGCTGTCGATCACCCGGACCCGCGGCTCATTCTCGTACAGGGCCGCGAACATGATGCGCAGCCAGACGCTCGAGGCGAGGTCGTGGTTGCCCTCGGCCATGACAACGAACACGGTCTGGTGCCGGGCCAGCGCCATGTCGATCACGCGCCGGAGAATGCGGATCGCCGTGCGGACCATCTTCGAAAACCGGCCGTCGGCGTCGAGGATGTGGCCGTGCCCCGGCGTCACCGGCAGCAGGCCGTCCCAGTGCAGGAAGTCGCCGAGCTGGTTGACGACGCAGGTCGTGGCGGACGGCGATCGCTCGACCATCTGCTCGAACGCGCCGATCAGGGTTTGCTCCGCGATCGCCAGGTCCCAGTCGGCGCCGCCCTCCTTGCGCCACGCCATCATGCCGACGTGGCAGTCGGTCAGGGTGAAGACGTTGCACAGGTGGTCGGCGGTTCCCGCCGGCGCCGGGAACGGCGACATCCGCGGCACGTCCTCGCTGATCGCGACGAACGCCTCCCGCAGCATCTCCGCCCGGCGCTCCTCGTCGGCGCTGGTCTTGTCCCACGACAGCACCTCGACCCGCTGGCCCGTGACCGGATCCAGTTTGCGAAGGACCGAGCGGCCCTTGAGCTTGAAGCCGTCCGGCACCTGCTCGGTCATGCCGAACTCGGGCGCATGACCCTGGGCGGCAGCCTTGGCGCGGATCTGCGCCAGCAGGCGCCGCACGGTGCGCTCGTCCCTTTGCAGATGACGGGCTGCGGCGGCGACATTGCCGATGTCGATGATCGCGGAGATAGTCTCGCGCTGGACCTCAGTCTCGCACCAGCGGAGAAGTTCTGTCGTCGGGGCGACGGTCAAGCCGACCACCCGCAAAGCCGCTTGCCGACAGCGTTGTGGGCCTTCACCTCCAGCACCGTCTCCGGCGTATCGCGCGTCGACCATGTGATCGGGCGGGCGATGTCGCAGAACGACTGAGCGCCCGGCAGCGGATCAGTCGCGGCGGAACCCGTCGTCGCGCATGAGCTCAGCAGGATCGGCATTGCGCAGATCAGAGCGCACGCGCTCCGCATCCGCGGTCCGTTCGGCGCGTCCGGCATCGGTTCGTTCCTTCTCGATGGTGGCTGTCCGACCGTCTGCGCGGCCTTTGCGGTAGAGTCCGAGGGTCGCCAGCGCGATCAGGCCGGCGGCGACACCGCGCCAACCGAAGAACCGGTGCGCGAAAAACAGGAGGGCGACCGCGAGCGCGATGCCGAAGACGAGTTGGGCGGTCTGGAAGAGGTCGGCGACCATCAAACCCCCCCCACCCGCTTGATCTGCACCCGGCCGGTCAGCACGAGGAACACGCCGACCGCGACCAGCGCGAAGGCCGCAAACGCCCAGGGACTTGCGATGCCCTGCAGGACAGGCTGCGCGAACGCGGCGACACCGCCGATGCCGCCGAGCCCGGCGAGGACACCCCCCACAGCCGTCTTGTCCGTCTTCAGGTCAGCGCCGTCCGGCTTCGCGGCCTCGGCCACAGCAGCGGGCGCCGGGAACGGGCGGGCCTGTTCGGCGCGCGCGGCCTTGATGCTGTCGAGGAAGGCCGTGTGATAGCCCGCGATCAGGCTGGCCTTGTCGGTGCCGTTGACGATGCGACGGGCGCCTACAGGGTCGTCGGTGGTGGCGTTGAAGAAGTCTTCGAGCGAGTGCTTGGTGAAGTCGCCGACGCCGGTCTCGCCGTTCGTCATCCCCTCGATCAGGATGCGGACGCTCACCTGCAGGTCCAGCGCCAGATCGGGATTGCCGACCAGATCCAGACCCAGCACCTCGCCCATTTTGCGGTAGTTCGACAGCCACGTCAGTTGCACATGGCCCCGGCCGTAATAGACCCTGCCGTCGTACTCCCGTGCATACCGGCGGCCAGCAACCGCACGGCGCGCTCCCGCGTCCGTTCGCGCGAAGCCCTCGCGCACCGGCTGCATCTTGCCGCCCGTCTCGTGGAAGGCGGTGGCGAGGATGTAGGCGAGATGGCGGTCGTCGGTGATGTCGCGGGCCGCGGCGATAATCGCCTCGCAGCCCTGCACCTGCGCCTGCGTCAGACGACCACCGAACGGGGCGCGGCGGGCGTAGGCGAAGAAGGTGGGGAGATGGAGGGCGGTCATTCCGACACCCTCCGACGCGCGGCCGGCCTCAGCGCAGACGCCAGATCCTGAATGCTCTGGGTCAGGAACTTCACCTGCTCCTGCAGGCGGATGACTTCGTCGCGCGTCGCGTCGTGTCCGGCCTCTTTCGCCTTCAGCGCATTGACCCGACCCTCAAGCCGGACCAGCCATGTGACGAACCCGATCGCGGCGAGCGCCAGGGTGATGTAGTGGCCGGGTTCGAGGGTCACGAGCGAACCCCCAGACCACCCCAACCTTCGACGTTCGCGCGCGTTTTCATCCCCGCACCACGCCGGAGCCCACCCCTCGCCTCAACGCACGGGCTCACGACGCGCGCCTCGCGAACACATACAGGCTCAGACTTGTGACCGCCGGGCCGGAGATGATGCGCGCGTCGATCCGGTACGAGACAGCGCCAGTCGAGGTCCGCGCCGACGTGAAGTTGGCCACATCTTCCGTGTCGGCGTTGATGACAACCGCCGGCGTACCCGTCGTGACGGCAAAGGAGCCGGTGAACAGAACCGTATCAGTCCCGCCGATGTCCTCGACAATCCTGTACTCGCCGACCGCGAAGCCGGAGAAGAACAGCGCGACGTCCGAGTCCTGCAGCGGTCCCGAGCCGGTGATGGTCAGATTGCCCGCGACCACGCTGGTCAGATCGACCTGCGGCCCCTCGACCCAAACGCTGTCCGAGAACAGATCAATGGCCGGGTTCGTTGCGGATCCAGACACCGTGCCCGTCGCAGACAGCACGTCCACCTGGCTCTGTGTCGCATTGCCCGCGGACTGGGCGCCCTGCACGCTCTGCGCCAGCGACACGGCCTGCGGGGTCAGCACGTCGTCGATCGTCGCCTGCACCGTGTCCGCGTCGGTCTGGGCGTTAGCCGCATCCAGCAACGCCTGATCCGCGTCGTCCTGCGCCGCCTCAGCCTTGGCGTCGACGACAGCCACGTCCGCAGCGACAACCGCAGCAGCAGCCGTCGCCAGATCAGCCTGACGCTGAGCACGGAAAAGCCGCACATCAGCCGACAGGGGTGTCGGCGTTCGGGGGATGGAGCGACGGACGGTGGTCATGCCACATACATTCCCACCGCAGGGCCCCCCCCCAGGATGCGCGTCAGCTCGTCGACCGTGTACGGACTGCCAGTGTTCTCCAGCACGCAGTTCAGGACGGCGCGGGTGATGGCGGGATAGTCGGGGCAGCCCTCGTCGAGGTCGACCAGGCGCGCCTCATCAACGCATTGTTCGAACAGGGTCATCAGATCAGCACCTCAAGCGTCGCGCCCTTGCGCAGATTGTCCTCCGCCCAGAGCGGACGCAGGTTTGAGAAGTGACAGGCGGCCCGAAGCTGGTCTGGGTCGGTCAGGTCGAATGATGCGAGCGGACGGATATGGTCGACATGCCAGTCAGCGCGGTTCGCCCACGACATGCCTTTGAGGAACTGGCGCTCGATATGGACGCGAAGTTCAGCCGGGGTGCAGCCGAGCGAATAGTGACCCTTGGGAAGCGGACCCAACGCGCGACGGATGCGATCACGGAGGCGGTGAGTGATGCGACCAATCGTCCGATCCGTGTTGAGAACCCGCGGAACCGGTGGTGGGAGGCCGCGCCGCTCCCGGCGGCGAAGACGCTGCTGGCGCCTCTTCTCTTTCGCGGCTTCAGGACTCTCGACACTCCACGCCGTTTTGCCCTGGCCTCTCGGAAGGCCCCGAGCGCGAACGGCCGCCGCGTTTGCGCGGGCTCGCTCTGGGTTGGCCGCCGCCCACGCACGCGCCTTGGCGCGGTCACAGTCGCGACAGGCCGCAGCCAATCCAGTTGAGGCCGCGCCGTTAGAGCGAAAGTAATCGAGGGTGGCGGGATGGGTTACCCCACACTTGGTGCAGACCTTTTCAGGGGCTGAAAAATTTTGAGGTTTCTCTTCAAAATTCTTCGTCCGGTACACCCCTCGGGTCACGCCGGCCTCAGACTTTACCCCTGGGGCGGTGGGGGTGCCCCCTCGCGCATTTCTCCCCGCAACGAGACGCGGCCGACCGAGGCCCGCTTCAGGACGGACACCCGCAAACGGAGGCCCGTTAACCGGGGCCACTAGGGGGCTATTCATCGTCGGATTCATCGCGTCCAACTGGGCCAGAGTTGGATGTGTCACCCGCTACGGGCGACCACGGCAGGGCTTCAATGACGCCGGGCATCTGACTAGCGGTCAGATTGCCCGTCATTGTCAGGTTGTTGGTGACGATCTGGACAAGCTGGCGGGCCTGCTCTGGCATGGCGTTGCGGGCCGCTGCGTCGGCCTCGATGAACACCTTGGCGGCCTTAAGCCGGACGTCCTCGGAGTTGGCGCGCGTGGCCAGGTCGGAGACCGTCAACCACGCCTGGTCTGTTTGAGACGTCAACCACGCGCGTTTGACAGATGATCGAAACGCCCGGACGTGAGGCTTTTTCAGAGCCTGTGTCAGTGAATGCGGCTTATAGCCTGTGCGCAAGGCCGCATCTGCAACCGTGAGGCCTTCAGATACGATTAGCGTGATAGCGGTGCGCAATGCGGGGCTAATCCGCCCCTTGCGTATCTCTTCACCGTCGCGATTGACCAGCAGGTCTGTCATCACGCCCGCTCTTTGCGCGGAGCCGGAACCGCACCCAGTGACGCGGCGAGTTCGGCCGGCATGAGCACAAGCGCGATCCCTGCAGTCTCGAGCCAAACCTCGGCCATGAATGAGAGGGCGATGTCACCGTCGGGCTTGTCGGTGCTCGGCGGATCGATTGTGATGCGGGCTCGGTACTCGTGCTCGGCCTTGGTCACATACCGATCCGACCACCCGGCACGACCGTCAAACTGTTCGCACGTCAACCCGGAGGCGATGCGGTGCGCGCGGAGCATCGACGCGATGTCAGCGCGGGAATGGACGATGTAAGGCTGGGTGATCGCATGCGCCTGGTCGGCGTATCGGATCGCGGGCGGTGTGATGACCGCGGTGTGTTCGCTGACTTGCGTGCCGGGATAGGCCGCCTCTTCGGCAAGCCACGCGTCCAGCGTCTCAAGGTCGCTCGGGTCGCGGTATTGTTGCGCTGATACGTCCACTCTTCGCCTCCCTTGCCGGGGGCGGTATCTGTGTCCTGGGGCGCGCCAACGCATGAGCAAGATGCGGCGAGACGGTTACGGCGGGGTTAGTGCGATGCAGTGACCGACGGTTAGCGAATTATTCGATCGAGTGGCCCCATACCCTACCCCTATGTATTCTGTATCACTTGTTACACTTATGAATACCCCCCCCACATAGGGACACTCGATCGGTTTTAAGGCTGTGTTCCAGTCCACGACTGAGAAACCGAGTGGCGCCAGATGTCCCGGAATTTGCACTCCCGAGTCGTAAGGCTTACATACGGCGTGGGCGCCACTCGGGACACTCGATTTCATGGATATTGTCGCGGAATACAGGGCCGATCGAGCATGCCTTGACCGGGTCAAGACGGTGCTTTCCGAGGGCGAAATGAGCCGCAGCGAGCTTGGTCGCCGGTGTAGCGCACACCCAACGGCGCGGGTCCAGGGTGTGATCGACGGCCTGAAAGAGTCCGGCCGCATTGCCGAAACGATCATCCGGCAGGGGCGCGGCGTGCGAACGATGCTCCGCCTATCCGAGCCCAAGCAACCCGTCCACGACCCCTTGCTGGTGCGGATGAGCGAAGAGGCTGCGGCCGAACAGGCGGTCTGTGTCGCGCGGCTCAATGGCTGGTTTAGCGCGCTTGACGCCGACAGGACACTCACCCCGACGCGGTCAGCGGCATGCCCTGTGTTGGTTGCAGCGCGCGACATGCTGGTGATGCTGCACCGGACGCCGTGGAAATACGCCGTCGAGGCGCCGTTGTGGACGCTGACGGGCGATGTTGCTGATGTCCGTGGTGATACGGCGGCGAAGAAGGCAGCGCGCAAACTGGCTGATCTGGGCGCGATCGTCCTGAAAGAGCGGCGTGGACGGGGGCGGACCAGCACGTTCAGGCTGGCCCACCTCCCGCCGTGGCCGATGGGCTAGTCCGCGACCCTGTACAGCTTGATCTTGTGGCCGCCGGCAGGGGGTTGGTCCTCCCGCCGGTCCAGATCACCGCCGTCAACCAGACCATCCAGCATGTCCTTGAGGTCGCGAGCCTTCATGCGGTTCTTCATGGCCCGAGCGATGTCGCGGAACGTCATCCAGCCGCCGCCACGAAGGGCCCGCACCACCCGCTGCGCCTCACCCTGGTGCTGCGTATCGGCCATGTAGTCGCGCGCCATCTGCACGGTCTGTTCCGCCGACCAGCGGGCGAGGGCGATGCCCCAGTCCATGTCCTCGAGCGTGATCCGCGGTCGACCAGGGTTGATGCCAATGGCCCTGATCGTGGCCATGCGCTGCGCCATCTCCGCCGAGCGGGTGAAGAACACCGCGTCCTGCTCGCGCCGCTCGCACTCCTGCCCGAACGCCATGTAGGACCGGTGCGCGAACTGATCGTCCCACGGCACGACAATCAGCGGCCCGTCGGACATGGCGTTGTGGCTGGTGGCGCGACTGAGTGGCGGCACCGCAGTCAGGATCGCGACCATAGCCTCCGAGATGGCCTCCGGAACAAGCGTCTTGTCCAGCAGTGGCTCGCGCTCCTCGACACGCCCGTGCGTCGAGAAAATCAGGAACCGGTTGAGGAAGCCGTTGAAGACGTCCGCCCCGTCGACGTTGTCGAAGAACTCCTCGTGCGTCGACACGCCATAGATGGACAGCGCCGGCGAGAAGATCGGCTCGCCCACCCTGCCCGCCCATTCCGGCGTCTGCATCGTGTCGAAACTGGAGCCCCAGGCCGAGCGCAGCGTGCGTGTGATCGCCTTCTCGTGCGTCGACGCCTTGCGCCCATTGATCCGGCCGAGATACCCGCCGAACTCGTCGATGCAGGTCAGTGTCAACGGCTGGCGATTGAGCCGCGAGACCAGCGCCGACATGGACATGAACTCGCCGGGCCCGACGTGTGCGCCCATGCCGGACGCACGCAGCACGCGGTCGATCGCCTTGAGCGGGTGATCCTTGGCCGCGCCAGACGGCGCCAGAAACAGCCCGTACAGGTGCGTTCCGGTGCGTGTAGGGCCCGAAAACGTGCGTCCAGCAGCCGTTCCGACGATTTCCAGCGCCGCCATCAGACTGCCGGCGCGCTGCGGCTTGCGTGCCGTGTCGCAGATCCAGTCGGTGAGATCGCCGACAAGGCCGGGGACCTGGGTGAGGGCGTCGGGGAGGTCGGATGAACCGGAACTAATGGATGGCAATGGAGGGTAATGAACCTCCGCAACCTGCTGATTTTGTTCCGTTATGGGAATCTGCAGGGCGGCCCTCACCCGCAACGGCTCCGGCAGGTCGTTGTCTTCGCATGGGGTCGATGCTGTCGAGGTCACCCCCAACGCGATCACCACCCCGTCGTCCTTCAGCCCCAGCCGCTCACGCAGCCAGTCCGTCGCCTCCGCCTGCTCGCAGTCCCGCGCGGCCATCACGAGGTCGATCGCGCTGTAGGTGTCGTTCGTGCCGAAGTCCTTGATGCCGTCGCGCTGGATCGACAGGTTGCGCTTGCGATCCGGGATTGCCTGACCTGTGGACGACGCCCGCCATGTCGCGACCGCCTCATAGCCACCGCGTGCAGGCCTGCACCCGTACAGGTCGAGGGCGGGAACCCAGCGATCCAACGACGCCAACGCCGCACTTTTCGTCTCGGACCAGATGTCGTCGGGGTCGATTTCACCGCAACGGGGTGCACGCGGCGCACGATCGTTGCCCGACACCCGCTCACGCGACCACCCGCACTGCTCCAGCGCCTCCTCAAGCGCCGTCATGTCCTCATCGGTCAACACAGGCAGTTCGTCGGCGCGCACCGGGCCAGCCAGCCAGACGTAGGGCTTGCCGGTTTCCGGGTGAATCGAGGGCGGGACGACGGTCTGTCGCGTGTCGAACCCGGTCAGACGATCAAGCAGGCGTCCGTCGGGGCCGTCATACGAGGCGGTCTTCAGCGACTTGGGGGCGAGGTAGAACCGGCTCTCACCCTTCTGCCCGCGCTTGACCATCGGGCTTGCCGGGGCCGCACGCAGCAGGGTGTCGAGGGCGTCCGCATCCTGGGCGTCGAAGTCCAGCACCACGACGTGCAGATCCTTGCGAGCGACCGTGCCCATGAGCAGGCCGATGTTGGCGCCCGGCGCCTTGGACCACAGCCCCAGCTCGAAAGCCGAGGGCGTGGTGTCACGGAACCGCTGCCACTTGCCCATGCCCTGCCAGTGACCGGAGCGGTACTCGCCGGGGCATTTGCCGCGCCCCTGGTGCTGGGTCCAGTCTGCCGGTATCAATGGGAGCACGCTGAAGCCGAGGGCCTGCAGGTCGGATGCGGATGAGGCGAAGGGGCTCATGTTTTGTACTCGCGGAACATTCGCCGGAGGCCGAGCGCGCCATCTCCGGGCTTTCCGGGATGGCAGCAGCGGTCAAAGCGACGGTTGATCTGGTTGCGCAGGCCGAGCAGTTTCATGCGCACCAGCGTTTCGGCGTACAGCGCAGTCCGATCCTCTCCGTCGACAAAAACTTGGTACCTCACCCCTCTGCCCCCACCGGAATCGTCCACGCGCTGACGATGCGGTCGCCCGCGGCCTTGTTCGCCTCGTTGACCATGATGCAGGCGAAGGTCAGGTACTCGTCGGGCGTGAGCAGGCGCAGGTCGAGCTTGCCGATGCTGTCGAGGTGCGCGCCGGCGATGTCGGACGCGCGCTTGATGTCGTCGAGGGTGAGGTAGGGGGTCATGCGTCGACTCCCTTGCGTGCGGGCGTCTTCGTGCGGCGAGGCTCTTCAAAGCCCGGCTTGATCGTCAGGAAGGCTTCAATCGACAGGCTGTCGTTGCGACGCTGGACCTTGCGGAAAATGGTGTGCGCCCACCCCTGCGCGGGAAGATCGAACATATCCTCCGTGTCAGTGGTCAGCCGAATACCGAAAAGATGGCTGGACAGCGGAGGAAGCACTGCCGCGACGGTGTAGGTGACGCCCCGAAACGGGTATCCCTCCTCGGCGGATATGCACACCACCTCATCGCCCGGTTTGAAATCGCACATCACTGCACCCCCACGATTTCACCGGCCACCAGCAGCACGCGCTTGCCGTCGGGCAGCGCCTCCCAGTGCTTGACCTGCACCGGGTCGCCCTTGTCGGGCTTGAGGTTCAGGACGAACTCACCGGCACGGTTGACGTATCCGCCCGTCACCTTGGCGTTGAAGCGGGTCATGCGTGCTGTTCCCATGAGAAGCGGCGGGGCGGGGTGGGTGGCTGGATCCGCACCGGAGCGTTCCAGACTGCGGCCTCAAAGCGCCGAAGGCCGATCAGTCCGAGGCGGTCGAGCTTCCCGATCACCGCGTTGCGGGTGGTCTCGAACACGGCCGCAATCTCGGCCGCCGAATGTCCCTCGTTCCACATGGCGCGGAGCGCGCCTTCGTTCTGGCTCCAGTCGGTCATGCCGACACCTCCGCCGACTGGCGTGCCGCGTGAGCGCGAATGCCGTGGAGAATGGTGGTGTGATCGCGCCCACCGAAGATTCGGCCGAGCGCCGGCAGCGAGAGCCAGGGACGCAGCGACTTGACCTCTGAATAGGCAGCTTGACGTGCGTCCGAGATGCCCCTTCGCGTCTCCCGACCCATGATTTCCTCGGGCGTCACCCCGTAGGCGACAGCAATGCGGCCCACGATGTTCTGCACGGAAGGCGCGGACGCCCGGCGCGCGGCGTTGACGACGTTGGTCATCGCAGTCTCGGCAACCTCTTGGCCCTGCTCCGCAGCGATCAGCCCGGCGATCAGGGCCAGCGCCCGACGCAGCGCAACCTCATCGAGACCCACGGCGATGCGCGCGATGCGGTCGATGGGATCAGCGGACAGCTCGGGCGCCGGGGCGGCAATGGCAGGCGCCACCACCCGAAGGTCCGGAACCGCCCGCACGTCATCCTGGCTGCAGCCGACCATGCGGGCGATGTTGCTGACCCCCACGCCCATGCCGCGCTTCTCGACGATGAAGGCGCGATCGGCCGAGGCCAAACCCCGCCGCGCCGTGGCAAACTCCCCGCCCATCACGCTGCAATCTCCATCGGTTCAATACGCGACGTCAGCCACGCGCGGGCCTCGGGCGTCAGGCTGTAGGTGCCGGTGCCGAACGCAGCCGGGATGCACCGCTCAGGGGCGCCAAGCGGGATGATGTGCTTGCGGATCTCGCAGATCGCGACCTTGACGCACTCAATGATCGGCCCGTCGCCGTTGTCGTACTCGAACACGTTGCGGTAGATCGCGTCGACGCTCAGCGACCGGTTCGTGTTGAGCATGAGCGCGAGCACAGCGGCGTGCTTCGGCCGCAGCCCAAGCGCCGAGCGCAGGCGGGTGATCTGGTCTTCCGTGCCGGTCAGTTCTTCGATCCGGCCGCGCAGGTAGCGCACCTGTTCTTGCAGGTCTTCGATTTGGGGCGTCATGCCGCCTGCTCCTGTGATTGAGTGAAGCGGCGCGAAACGATGTTCCACCACTTTCCATTTCGTTTCACGCCTATGAAGGCGGGCTGCGTGAGCTCGGCCCAACGCACGAGGGCGCCGTCCACCGTCTCCGGCACCGGCATCTGCCCGCCATGCGCCGCCCACCACTTCTCGGCGCGGTATCTGCCCGGTCCGCTGTGGGCCAGCAGCACCCACTCCGGATAGGACATGAGCCCCGCCGAGTAGGTCACCCGCAGGCTGTCCGGTGACCCGGCCTTGACGTGCCGACGCGCCATCCACGTCACCACCGCGATCTCTTCGGGTGGCTGGTTGCGCAGGTCGCGCGACAGGATCGCGACGTCGTCCGCCTCCGCATCATGCCGGGCCTTGTCGAGCGTCCATTCGTGGCCACAGAAGGCGCAGGTCTGGGCGTTCAGCGCGGCGAGGGACTTGCAGGAGGGGCATTCCTTGGCTCGGACGTCGGAGATCTTGGCCGCGTCGGGCGCACCCTTCTTGCCGGGCCGCCGATCGACGGTGAGCGTGTCGACAGGACCGAGGCGGCGAATGGTGCCGGTGTAGTCGAGCACCAGGCAGTCATCCTTGCCGTCAGCCAGTCTCGTACCGCGGCCGAGCATCTGGACCAGCAGTCCGGGCGAGAGCGTCGGACGCAGCAACGCGATCATGTCGAGGCCGGGCGCATCGAACCCGGTCGTCAGGACGTTGGCGTTCGTGAGCACGCGCAGGCGTCCGGCACGGAAGTCGTCGATGAACCGCGACCGGTCGCCCGGATGCGTGTCGCCCGTGATCGTCTCCGCATGCACCCCCTGCCTGCGG